ACCGATATCAACACCCATTCGGCTCAGGGACTGTGCTTTTGTTCGTGACATAACACACCTCCAATATAAGGGCTGACAGCAAGTGCAATTTTAGCAAGTTGAGTGGGGGCGAACCATTCCATTAGCTTTAAAACCAGCGATTAAGCGGGAGCTCGTCAGTTACCTGGTAACACAGTTTACGATGAGCATCCGCCAGGCGTGCAGGACATTATCGCTGAGCAGGACGGTGTATTTTTATCAGCCTGACACCCGGCGTGATGAACCGGTGATCCAGGCGCTGACCGGGGCGGCTGAACGCTATCCGCGATACGGTTTTAAAAAGCTTTTTCAGGTACTTCGCAGGCAGGACAACACCTGGAATCATAAACGTGTGCACCGGATTTACTGCCTGCTGAAACTGAATTTTCGCCGTAAGGGAAAGCAACGTCTGCCGGTTCGCAATCCGGCCCCACTGGCAACGCCGGAAGCACTTAACCAGAGCTGGTCCATCGATTTTATGCACGATGCGCTGATCTGTGGCAGACGTTTTCGAACCTTCAACGTCGTGGATGATTTTAATCGTGAGGCTCTGGCGATAGAAATTGACCTGAATATCCCGGCACAACGCGTCGTCCGGGTACTGGACAGGATAGTGGCAAACCGCGGATATCCGCTGAAGATGCGGATGGATAATGGCCCGGAGCTGATCTCACTGGCTCTGGCGCAATGGGCAGAAGAGCATGGCGTGATGCTTGAGTTTATCAAGCCTGGCAAGCCAACGCAGAACACTTTTATCGAGCGGTTTAACCGGACGTACCGGACGGAAATACTGGATTTTTATCTGTTCAAAACACTGAACGAAGCACGGGAGATCACCGATCGCTGGCTGAATGAATACAACAGCGAGCGACCTCATGAATCCCTGAATAACCTGACACCGGAAGAGTACCGGCAGATGGCTGAAAATCCGGAAGTCTCAAAAAGTGCGTGGAACTAAAATGGGTATGCTTACAATATCCGCCAGCTTATTACATTATTTTAGTCACACAACGCGAGTTCGCCGTTCGCTTACAAAGCAACATAATGTTGTGCATGCTGAATTTACAGAGGCAGGCTAAATATTTACTTTGAAAAGTGAATGCTTTTGAAGTGGTGGGGCAGATAGCGCATCAGTCGAGAAATGCGCCACCTCATTCACCTTGAGTTATATCTTGAAGGATTCCTTCTCTTTCCCTCTTAACACCTCAATAATTAATTGAATCTTTTCAATTGTGGACTTATTTAACACATCAAAAGTAAATAACTCTGCGTAACTATCTCTTTGAGTACATGGTCCAGTTAACAATGGATGCAGTAATTCTTTACAGCCCTTATTGAAATCGACTTTTTTCCGACCTAATATATCCAAAAGAAGTCCCTCCAAACATGGCTCAGAACCAACCAGGTTTATTCCTACTTTTAATGCGTCTTGGATGTATTTTTTTGGCCACTGAAGATCAGTGTCAAGTAAAACAATGACAAAATCGTACCCATCACATTTTTTACATGATATTGCATGTGTAATTATATGCTCTGGCCCTTTTCCTCCAGCAGTCACAATGGAAACTTTAAATGTACCATTCGAGAAAAGAGATTTTAGATGAGAAAGAAAAGCTTTTTCAGCATGCCCCTCCCCAACCAACAGTAAAGTTTTGCTGATAGAACGGCGCACTATTTTTTTCTTTGCCATTTTGTAATCCGTTAAATATTGATGTCTGGCACGCCACCTAATGCGCCGGTAATATATTTAGAATAAAGATTATCTTGGCTCCTCAAGCCTTGTATATCATCCAGACGCCAAGCCTCACTAACACTATTCTTTTTTTCTACTAAATATACATTATGTTTATTTAATGATTTTAGAACCTCTGCAGTATGGCAACTAAAGATGAGTTGCGAAGATAGCTTGTTAATACCATCATTAGCAAACATATCTATCAGTTCTCTAATCATGTGCGGATGTAGATCGCTATCAAGTTCATCTATAACAGCCACACCACCATAATCTAATGCGGAAATTAATTTATAAATGAAGTAATAGCATGCTTGAGTGCCAGTGGATTCCATAAAAAATGGTATCTCGAATTTCTCACCCTCGTGAGTATGAATTCCATATGGCAGAAAATTTTGTTCACTTTCGCCTGTCTTTTTATCAATAATGTCTTCTTCCTTTATTATTATATCATCCAGGCCAAAATCCATTCTCGTCAAGTACTTTTTTGCCTTTTCGAAAAGTTCAGATTCTTCGTTATAATAGTCTGTGGCTTCAAGGACTTTTCTATAGTTAAAGTTGGACTTACCAAAGACATTTAAGTTGTTTTCTATGCTATAAAAAATGTTATGCATAGCATCAGCTATAACATTGTCACCCTTTCGTCTAAAGTAAGAAATGGCAGAAGCATTCTGTGGTACTGTTTTTAACTCACTAAGTATGAAATCCTGACCTACACTTTTTACTTTATACAAACCAGTGGAATCATCGTATTTCCTATAAAAAACAGATGAAAATAACCTGCTGCTTTTATATTTTAACTCTTCATGCAATACCCTTTTTTTATTAAACTTCAATAGGTATTTAAATTCAACGTAATGTGTTTCACCTTCGAGAATTGAACGATCAACAAAGCATACCTCAATCTCTGATGGCTCTTTTTTATTACAAATATGTGAATAAATCGGTAGAGAGTCTGAATTATCCATTGATTTGAATGATTCACTGCAAAACCAACTCAAGAATGCTAAAGGTTTAAGTATATTTGATTTACCAGAGCCATTCGCACCCATCACAGCCAGTACTTTGGTTATGCGAATATCAAGCCAACATTGGTCTAAAGAGGATGCAGAAGAGTTAGCCTTCAAAGTAAGGTCAACTAGTTGCTCATCCTTAAATGAGTAAAAATTTTTGAAACGGTACCATTTAATCATACTTGACCCACTTAGACATTTTTTTGTTTAACTTAGCTTACTATGTCATCTTGATTTGATGTTGTCCATCACAAATCTTTTAAAAATGTAAAAGTCAAATACCTGAGAGTTTTTTTGCTGCTTCTAAAATCAAATTGCATAGGTGCCTGCATCTCGGAAGCGAACTGCAGCCCCTATCCCTATCTGACAGAAGAATTGAATGAGTTTTCCCCCGTAAACGCGTCATAACAGACCGTGTAACGGTCACATCACTCCAGTCAATGGGGGCTTCCGGTGGATGTTCCAGCAATGCCACATCCTCCACAGGCTTACTATCCTGCAGCTCTGTCACCGCATTGCTATCAATCCCCCCAGAGTTATTGACAGGACTCCGAGGCGCGCCAGAGGCGCTTTTTAAAGTCAAAGGCTCAACGTCAACGGCTTTACGGACAATGCGCCATTCTGTTGTACGGGTTTCAAATACATGACCCGCACCAAGATGCGGAACGAAGATACCGACCACCTTCTGCACTTCTTCGTCATAGGCGTTCGGCTCATCGGCCACCTTTCGCGCGACACGTACCGTCTGAACATCACGCGGGACGTTTGCACCACCCTGCCTAGCGATGTACGCCGCAAAGTCACCAGCAGAAACCGCAGCGCGAACCGTTTCGCCCCGCTCATCAAAGGTCTCCGCCAAACTAATCCAGCGAAGACAATCAGCACGGCATTCACGGTAAGCGCACATAGTGGGGACGCCAATAGATTTAAACTGAGGAATGCGCCACGTAGACGCCCAAGAAGTTACAGCGGCAGCCATATCCCGCAACGGCTTGCCGGTATCACGGTCTATTTCGCCGTCAAGCGCATAGCCGTCGATATTCTTGGCAATGTATTTTGCGATATACCCCGCTGCACCACCTTTATTCAGGTGCTTGCAGTCAAAGCGATTCTTTGCGGCTCCGGGTTCATCACCATCTTCTTTCAGCGCATACCGGCGCATGATGTCGATAATCTGCTGACGCTGCTTGCGCTCGCAAAACAGCATCATATGCCAGTGCGGTGTTCCGTCATGGTGCGGCTCAACAACGCGCATACCGTAAACACTCAGGCCACGGTCTTTAAACACGGTGCGGATCTTGCTCCAGATGTTCACTAGATAACGCTGGCCGTCTTTAGGCGAATACGCCTCCAAGTCCCAATTGTGATTAAACTGGACTTTGGCATGGTCTTTTTTGCCAACGACACGCGTCGGGTGATATTTGGAAGGTGTGGTAATGGTAATAAACATGCCGACGTGTTTCTCGCTGGCGGCATATTTCTCTATGCCTGCAATGGTGCTCATCAACTCCATGCGGCGGATCTCCGGGTTCGAGATACTCGCCATCACTTTATCGATCAGGTCGAAGCGCTCACCGGTCGCAACGTTCTCCAGGTCGCATCCTTTCAAATACTCCATATTGGCCAGTCGGCGTGCCTGCACATCCCTGATGGCCTGTTTGCTGGCATACGGGTACTTATTGCGATTAACTTCCCCGGCTGCAATCAGCAACGCCTCACGCCAGCGCGTGCGCTGTGCTTTTAGCTGACGTTCCCACCATTCGGAATTAACCAGCCGTGACAGGCTGGCAAGCGCCGAACCTGCATTCAGCTTGCCCTTACTATATTTACGCCAGTGCATCGGAGTAACATTGAAGGCGCGGGTCATATTGCCAACGCGGCCATAAAAATCAGCCTGTACGCTATCGCTGATTAACCCGGTATTGTCGCCGCCGTTGTCCTCGATAAACTCCTCGCAATAGCGGTCATAATTCTGTATCAACTGACCGGTGATGCGGTCAGCAAGGCGACGCAACTCCTTATCATCCATGCCCGGTAAGTGCACATAGTTGTCCGCCTCGTCAAAAAGCACGGCGAGCGGCAGGGATTGGCTGGTCACACTCCTCGCAAATCGACGCCGATACACCGCCACACATCCGCGCGGCACTAATCTGCATCGCGAAGGTTTCCTGCTGGCGCTGCTGCACCAAATCCATTAAATGCGGCATTGTTATTGCTCCCTCGATTTATTAAGACGACTCAATGCACCACGGCATATTTCAGCTACATGGCCGCTTTCTTTTTTCATTTCATCGATAGTGGTAATAGACTTAAAAAAAACAGAGCGCTTCACGAAGAAATTAACCACATCAGCAATTAGATTTATTTCACTTGAATAATCCGCTCTAGTCACCAAATAGACATCTTTAGTGTCTTTATCTGTTCTTATGTCAGAAAGCACATATTCCCCACGCGAGAACATCGCAATATCCAGTTTGTTATTGATAACGACGTGTCTATGTTTATTCATAACGACGCGCCCGATTTTTGCTCCCCCGCTTGGTTGTCGAACTTTTCAGACTCTTGGCGCAGCAGTTCGATAATCTCAACATCAGAAGGATGGTTGACTGCCGCGTGCGTTGCCAGTTTGTTCAGGTGAGCGGAGAAGCTGACCGCCACATCGGCCTTCGCTTCGTTGCGCGCGTTGTTCAACATCCAGTTGCGTGACTCATTATCAGCCTTATTACGCATTTCTTGGCCGACGGTTTTATACATATGCATTATATAAACCTCAGATAATAGAAAGCTCGACGCAATAAAGCGCCGTTAGAAAGCTTCCCAGTGAATAAATGTAGATATTGCTCAGACTTAACTGCCGTCAATATTATTAGGGCGTACTCGAAAAGGCTAAATAACTCGCGCAGCGCTCTTAATAGTGCCTCGCGCCATGTGCAAGCCTCATCATCCATACGCCAGTGCGGTTGATTAAATTCAGTATCGGTTAATCCGGCATGAAGAAATAACGTGCGGCGCTCGCTAATCGTCAAGCGGCCAATAAAACCGGATTGGCTGATACCGTGTTTACGGTATTTAGCGAAAGCACTGCGCAACTCATCAATAGCGCACACGACGCGCGCGGTCACCGTCGCTCATTTCTTCCAGATTCAGCACAGCATGACGCTGCTTAAGCTGTGCATGAAAACAGATGGTCAGGCGCTCACGCTCCATCATGCGATTATAAAAATCACAGGTATTATGCCAGCGCGGCGCGGCCAAGTGCTTACCAACAATGTCACGCAACCCAGCAGGCTGGTTACGGACGATTTCGGTAGTGATTACTGTCATCTAAACCCCCTACTGAAAACGGATTTGATTGCAGAAAGCCAATGGCCAGCGCGACGGGTGCGGATGATAATTCCCTGACGCCCTTTGCCGTGGGTGATGGTGGTATCGAGTGTGCGGATTGGCTGGTTATTCCAGAGCAGCGGCGCGATAGAGACAGGTTGTTGCATGTAACCCCCTATTCAAATCAGGCCGAACGACGCGCCGATACCGCTCATGGCGTCGACTGCGCTGGACATTGCCGGATTAGCCTGAATACGCGCTTGGAGCGCTAGCGCAGACAGGGAAAGCATTCTTATCCCTGAACTCATGCTATCAATCATGCTGTACTTGCGTGCGGTGGTCAGACGTTCCGGCGAAACTGCGCCGCTGGCCAACTCGCTCAATTCACTCATTGCGCGCATGACGTATGACTGCAGCTTGTCTTTTGCCAGCTCGTTTACAGGCACACACGGCAGGCAATGAATCTGAGCCAGAAAACCATCGACCAAGGTCGAGTCTTCCGTCAGGTGTATTAGCTCAGACCTGATCTGACAGTTACCGGTTATTTATACAGGTATCTGTCAGATTACATCTGGCTTAAATTTTTCTCAGACCAGATGCGCTTTCCATCAAGTAATGTTTCCATTGGCGTCCGGCCACAGCACATTTTCCCCTGATGGGTTCGCTCATTATTATAGTGAGCCAGCCATTCATCAAGATCCGATTGTAATGTGTCGAGATCACCATACAGCTTTTTGCGGAACGTCACCTGATAAAACTCATTCAGTATCGTTTTATGGAACCGCGCGCAGATACCATTTGTCTGCGGCGACATCGCTTTGGTTTTAGTGTGGTCAATATCATTTATTGCCAGATAAAGCTGGTAATCATGCTGCTCCACTTTGCCGCAGTACTCTGTGCCTCTGTCGGTCAGTATTCTCAGCATTGGCAGGCCATGAGACTCGTAAAATGGCAACACGCGATCATTTAGCAGGTCAGCCGCTGTAATCGGCGTTTTGGTGATATACAGCTTGCAGTGAGCGACTTTTGAGTACGTATCAACGAATGTCTGCTGATAAATACGTCCGACGCCTTTCAGGTTACCCACGTAGAACGTGTCCTGAGAGCCCAGATAACCCGGATGAACGGTTTCAATTTCACCACAGACCTCGTCATCACTGGCTTTACGCTCCAGTGCTGCGATCTGGCTGTCAGTCAGTTCGATGCCCTCACGAGCCACTTTTTCTTCCAGTGCTTTAAGGCGCTTTTTGAAATTCTCAAGGTTGTGGCGCAGCCAGACAGAACGGACACCACTTCCTGAGATAAAAACGCCCTGTTTACGCAGCTCATTGCTGGTCCGGTGCTGGCCATGCGCAGGGAACGCAACAGCATAATCAACAACAGCCTGTTCAGTTGCGTCGTCGGTACGATTTTTGAGATTGGGAGCGCGTCTGCTACGGTTAATGAGCGCGTCCACACCGCCCTCATCAGCAAGTTCGCGATAACGGTAAAACGTATCACGCGAGACGCCCATGATTTTACAGGCTTTAGACACATTACTGAGTTCTTCAGCCAGATTGAGCAAACCTGTTTTGTGTTTGATGACGGGATTGGTAGTATGAAGCATGAGAGTTACCTCGTGTTTTGTATAAGGATTCGACACCCATATCAAAACCGGTAACTCTCAACCTTTCAAGGTCATGTGTCAGATCAAGTCGCGACTAATACACCTAAATACAGTTCTTTTGCAACCACTGGAACACAAGCAAACTTTGAAAGTTATGTAATTAATTCGTCTGGTAAATCAGTCAAAGTAGGCAATGGACATCTAAATATTTCGGATTAAAAATGAAAGCGATATTAAAAAATATTGATTGCGTCCACCATGACTTCAACGCTTATTCACCTGAAAAGGATGAAACCGCAATCACGTTAACTTTAACGATAGGTTCTGTAAACTCGGATGGGGGAGATAACTTTGATGTATTTATCTGTACTCCAGAGTGGCTCTGTAAACATCATTGGGTGCCTGAGTTGATGCGTCATACCTTACTGATTCGCAAGTATGATCTTGATGAGATCACCAAAACCATCACGGATTATATTGACCGGTGTGAAGGTAATGACTGGATGGAGATTGCCCAAAAACTCTCCCGCGTCTTTGCCTGGGAATATGAAGATTACCAACCTTGATAAAATCCCGGCCAAGTCGCCGGGATTTTACTTGTGCACAGAAAACCTCCAGCTAGGCTGGAGGTTCCGTAAAGCTTTCAGCTTTGAGCCAGTTATAAAAACCCCTTTTGATTTGTTAAAACAGTTTGCGGTCTGGCAACTGCAAACGTTCAACAAGA